CAAGATATACTTATCGTGATGAGATGGTTATGGATGCTGTAGAGAATTGTTTAAGAGCTATTAATAACTACAAGTATGACTACACAACCAGAACTGGTTTACCTAATGCTTTCTCTTACTTTACTCAGATATGTTTCTATGCTTTTATCCGAAGGATTCAAAAGGAAAACAAACAAGTTGATATTAAGAACAAATTCACTTTAGAAGCAGACCATGAGAACTTTCTACATTATGGTGAAGCTGGATTGGATAGGGCTAACTTTAATGTTGATAACACTATAGCTACCTTAAAAGATAAGATCAGTGTTATTGACCGGGCTAAGAAGTTTAAAACCGCTATTAAGAGAATAGTAGCCCCTAAAGGAATTGAACGATTTTATAAGAAATAAGGAAACTACTATATAATGAAAGTAGCTATACTCAACGATACGCATGCTGGTGCTCGTAATTCATCTCAGATATTCATTGATTATCAAAGAAGATTCTATGAAGAAGTATTCTTTCCCTATTGTGATAAACATGATATAAAGGAAGTACTTCATCTAGGAGATTACTATGAATCCAGAAAGCATGTAAACTTTAAAGCTCTTCATGAGAATCGTAAGATGTTTCTTGATCCATTAGTATCAAGAGGTATGACTATGGATATCATACCAGGTAATCATGACGTATATCATAAAAACACTAATGATCTTTGTGCATTAAAAGAACTATTAGGATATTATACAGCAAATGTTAATATCCATATGAATCCCACAGTGGTTGATTATGATGGATTAAAAGTAGCACTTATTCCATGGATTACTTCTGAGAATCACCAAGAAATTAAAGACTTCATCTCTACAACATCTGCTCCTATTCTTGGAGCTCATCTAGAACTTCAAGGGTTTGAGATCTCACGAGGTATTATGCATCAACATCATGGGTTCTTAGCCTCTAATGCATTAAGTAAGTTTGATCAAGTATTATCAGGTCATTTTCATATAGCATCTGAGCAAGGTAATATACGCTATCTCGGATCACAGATAGAGTTTACATGGAATGATCATAATGATAAGAAGTATTTCCATGTACTTGATACAGAAACTAGAGAGATTGAGAAAGTATTAAACCCGATCAGGATGTTTGAAATCATTTATTATGATGATGAAGTGACTGATTATACTACTATATCTGTTGAGGAATATAAGAATAAGTTCATTAAAGTGTTTGTTAAGAACAAGACAGATCCATTCCTATTTGATGTCTTTATTGATAAGATAACAGATATTGGAGTACATGATCTTAAAATATCAGAAACCTTTGTATCTGATATAGAGAATACAGTAGTAGCTTCTAATATAACAGATACAGGGGATTTATTAAACTCATATATAGATGCCCTTGATACACAATTAGATAGAGAAAGAATTAAGAATATAGTGCATACATTATATACTAATGCACAATCCTTGGAGATACAATAATATGATAACATTTCATACCTTGAAATGGACTAATTTCTTATCTACCGGTAATGATACAACTACAGTACACCTTGATAGATCACCATCTACATTAATTGTAGGTCATAATGGATCGGGTAAGTCAACAATGATTGATGCTTTATCGTTTGGTCTCTTTGGTAAACCTCATAGATCTATTAAGAAAGCTCAGTTAATTAATACTATCAATCAGAAGGCTTGTGAGGTATCAGTTGAATTCACTATAGGTTCACATAGTTATAAGATTGTACGAGGATTAAAACCTAATAAGTTTGAGATATACATAGATGATAAGATGGTAGATCAATCATCTACTGTTAGAGATTACCAATCTTATTTAGAACAGAATATATTAAAACTAAATCATAAGTCATTTCATCAGATTGTTGTTCTAGGGGCATCATCGTTTATACCTTTTATGCAACTTAGCTCAGGACATCGTAGAGATGTTATAGAAGATGTGTTAGATATACAGGTATTCGGAGTAATGAATAATTTACTTAAAGCTGATATCTCTATGATTAAAGAAGATCTAAAGGATGTTGATTCTAGAATCAACTCCACTACAACTTCGATAGATATGCAGAAAAGACATATTAGAGAGATTCAGGTACTAAATGATTCTCATATCCATAAGAAGACTAAAGAAGTGGAACTACTCAACTCAAAGATCACAATACTCGAATCTGAAAATAAAGACTTGACAAATGGGTTAGATTGTAGTATAATAGACTTATCAAAACAATTGAGCTCACTAGGAGAAAAAAACGATGAACTTAGAAAGTTTGATGTTGGCATACAGAACGGTATTAAGCGTGTTGTTAAAGAGTCTAAATTCTATGAAGAAAATGATGATTGTCCTACTTGTAAACAAGATATAGATACTATATTCAAAGAGTCACAGTTATCAAAGTCTAAGTCAAAAGCCATAGAATTGCAAGAAGGTTTGACTAAATGTAAAGTAGCACTAACTGATTCTAATGAAAACTGTATTATGGCTGAATCATCATTAAAGAAATTACATGATAAGCAAGCTAAGGTGAATCTGAATAATGGTATATTAGAGTCATATAGATCTGCTAAAGATACGTTAGTATCTGATATATTTGATCTCCAGAATATTGAAGGTATCTCTACATCAGAGGCCTCTTTATCTAATGCTAATAGAGAGCTCTCTGTTCTAACTGAGTCACTTCAAGTATGTATGAGAAATCGTGTAGATCTTGGTGAAAAGAATAACTATAACTCAGTGATATATGAGGTGTTGAAGGATACAGGTATTAAGACACAGATTATCAAACAGTACTTACCTATGATCAATCAAATGATTAATCAGTATCTACAGATAATGGATTTCTATGTATCGTTTTACTTAGATGAGTCATTCACTGAGACAATCAAGTCTAGACACAGAGATATATTTTCATATCAATCCTTTTCCGAAGGGGAGAAGATGAAGATTGATTTAGCTATATTATTTACATGGCGTGAAGTAGCTAGAGTAAAGAACTCAATGTCTACTAATCTTTTGATATTAGATGAAACATTTGATTCATCATTAGATCCAGATGGTATTGAGAACCTTATTAAGATTCTAATCACAATGTCTGATTGTAATCTTTTTGTTATATCTCATAAAGGAGAGATATTGGAAAACAAGTTCCGAAGTAAGATGGAGTTTAAGAAAACAGGTAATTTCTCTAAAATCGTTTGACTTTAGGGTATAAATAGTGTATAATAGTGGGAAGTAAACATAAATAATAACGTGAGGATTTGTAATGAAACTAACTGAAAGTACATTGAATGTATTAAATAACTATGCTACGATTAATCCAAATATCGTAATTAAACAAGGAAATGTGTTAGAAACGGTATCAGGAGCTAAGAATATTATGGCCTCTAGTACAGTAGATACTACATTTCCTGCAGACTTTGGCATCTATGATCTCAATGAGTTCTTAAATGCCATTGATATGATTGACAATCCCGAATTCTTATATGAAGATGGGAATAAGTCAGTTATCATTAGAAGTGAAGACAAGACACAATCGATTAAGTATTTCTTTTCTAAACCTGAGATTCTAGTATCACCATCCAAGCCTATTGATATGCCTGAATGTGAACTAGAGTTTGAGTTAACAGAAACCGATATAAATAATATCAAACGTGCTGCGTCAACGTTTCGTTCGGATACACTTGTTATTACACCAGATAATGGGGAATTAGTTTTATCTGTCAAAGATATTGAGGATAAAACGTCTAACTCGTATTCAATTAGAGTTAGTCCAAGTAAATGTCCAGAAAAGGATTTTAGATTTGTATTTCAAATCTCTAATTTTAAATTCATCTCTGGAAACCTTGATGTTCGGATTTCAAGTAAACTGATCGGCGAATTCGCGATTAAGAATACAGAATCTAAATATTGGGTAGCCCTTGAGAAATCATCTACATTTAACAAATAGGAAATATAAAAATGGCTGAAGAAGAAGTAGTAACAACTGAAGAAGAAGAAGTACAAGCACCAATTGGTTTGTCTATAAACGAACTAGCAGGAGCTGTAACTATCATTGATATCTGTTCAGAACGAGGGGCCTTTAAAGGACCTGAACTAGAAGAAGTTGGAGTTCTTCGTGGTAAGTTTGCAGCTTTCATTAAAGCGAATTTACCTGAAGAAGGTTCAACTGAACCTGAAGCAGTAGAGTCTGATGCTCCGTAATGTTTGATTTTGGGTTTACTGCAGTAAATGAAGATGAACTTGACTCTGTAAGGGAACTCAAGACATCTATCAAAACCTCTGGTGATGCAGCTCATGAAACAGAAGAAAAGTTGAATAATCTATATAATGCTATTCTTCCGTTATTGAGTAACTTAAAGGCAAACCCAGAAAAGGATTACATTTACTGGCCCAACAGAACCGAAAAAGTAGAAGAGTTTGAAGATATAATTGCGAAGATTATTAAGTAATAGTAGAAGTACTTCTTGACAATCTTTGTATATTGTAGTATAATAGTATATAATTAAACAATGGTGACTATATAATGAAATATGATAATGAGTTTTTGTGGTGTGAGAAATACAGACCACAGAAGATAAGTGATACAATTCTACCGGAATCGTTGAAGTCTGTATTTACCAACATCGTCAAAACTGGTGAACTTCCTAATCTGTTGTTCACGGGTTCTGCTGGTGTTGGTAAAACTACAGTAGCTAAAGCACTTTGTGAAGAGATGGGTCTTGATTACATTGTAATTAATGGATCTGATGAAGGACGTAGAATTGATGAGTTAAGAGGTAAGATTAGGCAATTTGCATCTTCTGTATCTCTATCGGGTGGACATAAAGTTGTTATCCTTGATGAGGCTGATTATCTTAATCCACAATCTGTACAACCTGCACTTCGTTTCTATATAGAAGAATTCTCTGATAATTGTAGGTTTATCTTAACAGGTAACTTCAAGAACAGAATCATTGAACCTATTCATTCAAGATGTTCGAACATTGACTTTACTATTCCTAAGAATCAGAAACCAGCAATTGCATCTGGATTCTTTAACAGGATTAAAGATATCTTAGCTAATGAGTCTGTAACCTATGATGAGAAAGCATTAGTGTCTGTAACACAAAAGTTCTTTCCTGATTTCCGTAGAACCTTAAATGAACTACAGAAGTATGCTATCTCAGGATCTAATAGAATTGATGCTGGTATCTTAAATGAAGTTGGTGATGTAGACATCTCAGATCTAATGAAGTATCTTAAAGTAAAAGACTTCTCACAGATGCGTAAATGGGTTGTTAATAATATTGACCAAGATACCCCTGTAATCATCCGCAAGTTATATAATACATTATCTGAGTATATCAAACCCCAAACAATACCAGCTGCTATTCTTATATTAGCTGAGTATCAATTCAAAGATGCTTGGGTTGCTGATAAAGAATTGAATATGGTTGCCTGTCTTACTGAAGTAATGAGTACGGTTGAATTCAAATGAAACTCTTTGATTATGTAAGCTCAATCAACTTTACTAAGAAAGACATTATGATTGATGATGTGACTGAAGCGGTATATAACCCATTTGTTATCAACAGATCATTATCTTACTTTGAAGATACTGTTATGTTAGCAAATGAGATGAATATCAATCACCATATCGACTCTCGTTTACAATTCGATTTCCTTATAAATACAATTAGAAAGCGTAAAAGGTTTTCTAAATGGGCTAAACCTGATAATTCAGATGTAATAACTGCTGTAATGGAATACTATAAATATTCTGAAGAGAAAGCAAAAGCAGTATTACCTATGTTAGGTGATGATGAAATAATAAGAATAAAGGAAACGGTGAGCAAAGGTGGAATTAGAAAATAATGAAATCGTGGAATGGACGCCAGAAATAATGTTGGAAGTCCGTTTAAATGAACCAGATGACTTCTTAAAGGTCAAAGAAACACTTACAAGGATTGGTATACCATCTAACCCAAGCAAGGGTAATATACTAAGCCAATCTTGTCATATATTACATAAACAAGGTAGATACTTTATTGTGCATTTTAAAGAATTATTCATTCTTGATGGCAAACCAAATAATCTACTAACGAATGATTTGCAACGTAGGAATACTATTACTACGCTGTTATCAGATTGGGGTTTACTCACTATATTAGATGAATCCCTTTCACAAGATAGAGCTCCTCTTAAACAGATAAAGATTATACCTTTCGCTGAAAAGAAGAAATGGACTCTATCACCCAAGTACAATATAGGTAATATTAGACGATAACACGTTAATATTCTATATTGATAATAAAAGTATTCGCTTGATTGTCAAGGAATACAAACAATGTGCTCTAAGGAGGCAAAACTATGAAAACAATTAACTTTCCAAGATCCCCTATGTATATCGGTTTCGATCAAATGTTCAATGATCTTGAACGTTTAGGTCAGCAAGCTGATTCTGGATATCCCCCATATAATATCACTAAGGTGAATGATGACAAAACTGTTATTGAATTAGCAGTTGCTGGATTCTCTTTACCTATGCTTGATATTGAAGTAAAAGATGGTACTCTATCTATTACTGGTAACTCTGATGAAACTAAAAAGAAGGTTGAATATATCCATAAAGGTATTTCATCTCGTAAGTTTCGTAGAGAGTTTAAACTATCTGAATATACTATCGTATCAAGGGCTAACTTAATTGATGGTATTCTTTATATTGAATTGAAGCAGGAATTGCCTGATGCAATGAAACCTAAAAGAATTCCTATTAATAGAGATGGTGATTCAGTTACTGCTGAAGAACTATTGTTAGGTTAAATATATAGATCTGAGGGGTAATATACATTACCCCTTTTATATTAATGAGGAGACACTATGTCTGATGTAGAACAAGCTGAAGTTAAGATTGTACGTTTAAGCTCAGGTGAAGAGCTGTTATGTGAATTCGTAGCAGAAACACAAATAATTTATAAACCAGTGATTATCATTCCTACTGGTGAAGGTGGTATTCAATTCATGCCATATATGCCTTATGCTGTTGTAGATGAATTGGTAATTAACAACTTTGATGAATTTGTTATGTTTGTTGTCGAGCCAGTACAGGAAATGAAAGATAAGTACCTCGAAATGATGTCACCTACACCATCTATTATCACACCAGATTCTT